CGAGTAGTTGTTTTCTTTGTACTGGAGGTAGAGACTCTAACATCTTCATATAGTCAGTGTCTGCTAAGTATGGATTATCTTGTAGTAAAGCAGGTATAAACTTTCTTATAACATTATCTTTACCTATAAAGGTTTCATTAGCTGGCGCTCCTTCTATATATCTTTTCTTTACCCATGCTGCTCCGCTACCGCCGGGGTTAGCAGTACAACGCATATACGTTTGTATTTCTGGGTCTGTTGTTCTTAGTCGAGAGGCTAAGTAGTTCCACGCGAACTCGGTGGGTAGGTGAGTGATTTCATCAAATCCAATCCAACTGTAGGCTTGTCCTTGAAATCTATATACATCTGAATCTTTTTCTAGGAAAGAGAATTGAATAGTAGCGCCAGAAGGGAACTTCCATATCTTGTCCACTTCTCTAAACTTAGCTCCGATAAAAGCTTTGGGGTAAAGCTCCCTACTCTTATCAATGAGTTCTCTAAGTTCAGGCATAGAGCGTCTTAGTATTAATGCTCTGTGTTGTTCTCTGTGTGCGTATCGTAATGGGTCAACTAACATAGCGTAAGACTTACCGCCTCCAGCTGCGCCACCATACAAAACATCTTTCTCAGGGGCGGCGAGGAAATCTGTTTGCGGTCCGGGGTTTGGTTCAAAGAGTATCCTCTTGCCCGCTAAGTTAGCACCTTTGATTGCTTCCTTAGATATTATACTCTTTTTCGGATTGCTTGCTACTTTCTTTGCAGCTCTAGTAGCGGTCTTTACTTTCTTACTCGCTATTTTTTTATTAGCTTTCTTTTTTTTATTTGCTCCCTTAACTTTGCTGAAGCGTCTAACAGCCCCTTTTTTAAATCCTCTTTTCTTAGCAGGAGTTCCATCAGCCTTTAGTTTTACTTTATCATCAACAACAGCGTACTGTTCTATATCTAAGTCAGGGTATTTCTTTTTAAACTCATCAAGGCTTATGTAACTAACAACAGTCATTTCTTAACTTTGCCACCCTTCTTAAATCCTTTTTTCATTTTTGCATAAGCTGAATCACTAATAGTAGAGTTTGCTTTACTTCTACTTGTACCTGCTTTCTTTCTAGCATTCATATTATCGTATAAACCTTTTTTCTTATTTGTATTTGCCATTATTAAATTCCTTATTAGCTAAAGAGTATCTTTAAGAAGTTCCTTATTTTAATTGTTTATAAAATTAATAAAATAATTGCTCTTTCAGATATTCTATAAGAATATTATACACAATAATTTATGAAATGTCAAGCGATTTATATCTTTTATTTATTACTTTCATTAAACCCGCTGGACTAATCTTTCTATCTGTCTTAAAATATAAGTAATCACAAGCTTCACGCAATGACAATGCTTTATTTTTTACATAGCCAGCAGTTTCATCTAGAGCATCTAACTGAGACTCTATAGGTTCGTAGAAACCTTCGTGGTGTTCCGAATCTTTGTAACCAAATGGTATAGTAGAACCCTTCTTTCTTACTAACACTATCTCTTTATCTTGTTTTTGTAGTAGACTAGTCATTGATTACCTCTGCATCTTCCATATCTATAGTTATATTATCTTTTGCAGGCATCACAAAGATACCTCCTGTGACTGTATGGTCTACACTTACCTTTGCTTCTTTAATAACACCTACTCTATCTAGCAAACTCTGTGCAGCATTTAGTTTTTGGTTAGCTTGAGGTATAGGTATATTACTTTCCATAATATCTACAAGCTTATTAGCAGCTTTTGGAGCATTCCGCGCTAAAATCAGCGTAGCTATCTCTACAATTTCTTTCTGTAAGGACTTAACTAGCGCAGTAGACCCTGCACCTTCTTTATATCCCGCCTTAACCATAGCATTATTAATGTTTCCAAGGGGGTCTTCGTACAAAGCATCCAAGAACTTCTCTTGTTTCTCCGTATACTCTCTTCCATCTTTCTTTACAACCGCTGGTATCATAAGGTATTCCCAATATTAGTTATTATAATAGTATATTAAGTATACACTAGCTTTCTGCATTTGTCAAGTAACTGGTTAACATTCTTTTTTGGCGTAAAATGTATAACATTGCTATAACTACACTACGGGGGCGGGGGGTGGCATGCCTACCCCCTATGATTGCTCACACACGCGCGCATATTTTACCGCACACACGCGCAGAATCTCTCAGTCGCGCGGACAGGCGTGTAATATGACTGGGATTCTGGTAAACAAAAAAAAATAATCGTTGACAGTGTGAAATTTTTATGCTATTACGCGCGCGTTACCATCGTTTTTGGCTTTGTAGCAACATTTTTAAGTAATTAAATAATTTTCGGTTGATGTCATCGGCGCAAGCCCAGAATTTTAAAAGGCTGGCGGTATGCTCATTAAAAAATCTTTCACCAAATAAAATAAAAACGCTTGACATGTGAATGAGTCTTCGGTAAAAAGAAGGGTATCAGTTGATGACGCGCTGATTTTATACCAACCAACCGCAAGCAATTCAACCGCGGTTGATTTGGTAGCACTTTAAAAATTAGGTTATAGGTAATGCATTTGGAACGGTTCGTTCATTAGTGCTGGAATACCTATAACCGTTAATAATATAACTAACCAAAGGAAATAAAATGACTAAAAAAGTTGAAAATAAAAGAGTACATGAAGTTATTGAAACACCCGTTAATGATGTGAAAATGACTTCATTTTTAACCAATGTTAACTACCTTAACACCGCGGACGCTGATACAGAGAAAGCGAATGTTAAGGCGCTTTCAAAGTGTAACGATATAGTGCAAGATTTCAAAGGCTGGAACGCTCAAAATCTCACTACTAAATATCAAAAGTTATGCAATGATAGTGGCATATTTTTCAAAGCAAAAAAAGGTATTTGTTTGCATGAAAAAAGCGGGGTTAAATTAGGAAAAACAGCTTCAACGATTGTTAGTGCTTGCAAGCGCTTTATCAATGATAATCAAATTATCGACGATAAAACCACTTATTCAAGCATTAAAGAGCATTTCAAGAAAAAACAACCGAAGTTGTCCGATGTTAGAAAGGCTCAAAATAAAAGAGTTTTGGCAATGAGTGACTCATTAATCACTAAAATGTTAAAGCTTTACGATGACAACCAAAAGAGCCAAAATACCGTTGACAATGTTATCAAAACAAAGGTAACGAAAAACAAAAAAGTCAAAGGTAAAATGGCAGGTGCTACGGCATAAGCCAAACGAAGAAACCCGCAGAAATGCGGGTTTTTTTGTGTATGCTTAAAAATGTTTAATGATTAATACTTGCGATTTTTACGAGGTGTTAATCATTAAAAATTTAAATGTAAATAGCAATTCAACCGCGGTTGATTTGCGCAAGGTCTTAGATTACAACCTATTTCAAATGTAATCTTATTGGAGATGATATGTCTAACCAATGGATAAAACTACCAAAACCAAAGGTAGAAGTTGTGCATAATGTCCGCAAGTTTAAAAGTCTAGCTGATTTTAACAAGTCGGTGCAGATGCGCAAGGAAAACGCCCGCAATAACAGAAACCTGTCAAGCGGTGCAAAACTGGTATACCTTAGTGGTAAGGCGCGTATGTGCAATGCTGAAAAGCTTTTGCAACGCGGTAATCAAATGCGAGGTTATAAGCTATGAACTTTTATGTAGAAGCTGATACCTTTGGAACTTGGCGCGGAGATGTCGAGATAACCAAGAAAGATATCGTCTTTCTAAGAGAGAGAAGAGCTAGTCGTTTGCTGAAAAGCAATGGCAAAAAGCTAAAGACAACTCTAAGAGAAGATGTTTTAGAAATGGTTAAAGACAAAGCGCAGACACTTGCTTATCAAGATAGTTGGAGTTTGAGCAATACCACTTCTAGCGGTTCTAAAGTTATAGAAATACAAGATGATAAACATAATGTCTTGTATGAAAACTAAGGTCTTAAACTATAACCTATTTTAAATATAGTTTTTTGGGAGTATATTTATGTCTATAGATGACTATGATACAAACAACCAAGACAGTCAAATTCTTAATGGTGATAGCGTGGAAAATCATCAACGAGAAGTTGACCAAATGCTGAACGAGATGCCCGAAGTACATGCTTTGGACTCTGCACCTTTTACAGGCGTTCAGTTGCGTTTAGAGTTTAATGAAAACTAAATTAGACTTTAAAGGCAACACATACTCACGAACCAAGGTGGGCAACCATATCAAGAAAATATGGTATCTTGCAAACAAGCAAGAAAAAGCCCACATTTGGTACAAGTCCGCAAGAGAGTATGCCGTTAGTATAACAACTCACAAGCTAAGTGTGTCGCATACTAGTGGCTTTCTCTCAGGTCTTTCTCCACAAAAGCTTTGGGAACAAAACAAACAACTTGCAAAAGAGTTTGCTTTGTTCGACAAGTGCGGACATATGACATCGTGTGTTAACAAAGCGCGACAAATCAAGAATGTCAAAGAACTATATTCTGACTCTGCCGACAAGCAGATATGGGATATACTCAATGGTAATAAAACACAAAGATTTTACTGGTGTATTAAATACCCATTGTCGCGTAAGTATGTCGTTGTTGATAGACACTCATTAAGTGTTGCCCTTGGAAGAGTGGCAACAGATAAAGAGATGTCTATGACCGACAATCATTATCAGTTCTTTGAGGATTGCTACAAACGAACTGCTGATGAACTAGGAATAATACCAAGCTACTTGCAATCAGTAACATGGGAAGCTTGGATAAGACTCAAGAAGGAGAAGAAAGTTGGCAACTAGCAACATAAGAAAAGAAAGGCGCAGAGCGTCTAAGAGTAGAGGTGTGGTTGCAGAAATCACATTCACTGCTGTGTTTAAAATACCCAGCACTGTTACCAATGAAGAATTGAAAAATGATTACTTGGTACGATTGAAGGAGTATGTTAATCCCACCTCTAAATATTATAACAAAGCCGAACAAATGATTTTGATTGATACAGAGTTAGATAGCGCAGAGCATGTGTTTGTATCTGATAAGTTAATGGTTAGCGGTTTACACATAGAGGAGACCTATGAGCCAAGTAGATAGCAAATCAACCGAGGTTGAATACATATGGTTTGCCACAGATGGTTTTGGCAATCAGATGGGTACTTTTGTTTTAGAATCCGATGCTCGTCAGTTTGCCATGAAGTATGGCTATACTGTGGGTTGGTGGATAAAAGATAAGGAGAATGAGTAATGATTAAAAATAAAGCAGGCAAAGAGTTTTTAGGAGATGGTCAAGTACTAGACTTAGTATATAACCTTCTTTGGAAAACTATAAAAGATTGTGAAATTAAAAACAAAAATGTTAGTAACTTTGGTGTCTCTGTTCTTCTTGCTGAGAATAATGGGAGATTGCAGTTTGCAAAAGAAGTTATGAAGCTTTTAGAAGATGAAGAAGAGGTGCTAGATGATTAAAAAGAAAACTAACTGGAAAAGTATGCTTATGGGCAAGGAAGTCCGTAAGTATACTGTGTGGGTTGGTGGCACAGAAGTCACCGACCATTTTGTAACCTATACAACAGCTAAGAATATTCTTGATGGCTATACAAAGCAAGGGTACGATGATGTTGTGATACAATCAAGGAGATAGCATGGGTAAATTTCATGGTGTTGATTACACTAACAATCAATACATAACTGTGAAGACAGAACTTGAAGAGGGTATTTATACTTTTCAAGTCAAAGTAGAAGACCAAGGTCTTGTGCTTGATGTGTTCTTACATGTGGGTGATGAAGATGAACATGTAATAACTAAGACCGCGTGGTATGAAGATATAGGTCTAATAAGAGAGGAGAGAAATAAATGAGTAGTCAATGGCAATATGTACGTACCAATTCTAAAGGTGAAAAGATTTTTAGAAAAA